TTTACTGGCTGAGACAACTAAGAATTTAAGTTGTGGATTCATACGAAGTCTCCACACTACATAGGTAGAAGTAATCCAACTCTTACCTACACCTCTAAATCCTTGAATAATCTTACGTCTAGCACCATATTGTAGGTATTCAGCTATGTCTAACTGAACTGGTGTGGGGTCTGGTAGGTTTAGATGTCTCCAAGTAACAATTAAGAAATATCTAAAGTCTTGTAGTTTTTCTGGTAAGGGGTGCAAGGGTTATGTATTTTTTACTCCGTAATATTGTTTTGGATTAAATTGTCTCATTCTTTCTTCTAGTAATTCTTGTCTAGTTTTTTTTCTTTTTTTACCAATAGGAAAAGTTCTGTAAAAAACTTTGCCATTTTCACTTGCAATTCGTAAAGCTTTTCTTGTCATTGTTATCAATCAGCTAAAGGTACAGCATCTAAGTCTGGAAGATTCAACATTAATTCTTCCATAGGATTCTTTTCTACAGGAATACACTCAACACCATTATCTTTTAAAAACTGTCTAGCTACATTTAGATCCCCTGCTT